ATTAATCATTTACAGTTTAGGTAGTATAGCTATGTAAAAAGTGTACTGTAAATGGGAGCTACGAACACTTCATCCCAGCAACTATGCAGGCACGCTATTAATAGCGGGCCACACCCCAGTGAGTTGATAGGATTTTACATGAAAGCCATAAAGGTTGGCGACTAGTGTATTATTGTCTATTAGGACATGATCATTACTAGAGTATCTGCTCTTCACCATTTGGAAGTGGTGTAGAGATTTACAGTATTTGATATAATTGTCTTGTTTAGTCTGGTCTTAAACCAGGTGACGACAGCTCTTCAGAGACAATCACAGAAGAATCTTAAGTCGGTTCTCTGTGTATTGTTCTCTGGCTTGGGTGGTGCATTTTCTTTTCACAAATAAGAGATGTCATCATTCAACGCTAGTGAACAATATACAGCTCAAAGTGTCCCCAGCACTATTGAGATTGAAAGTACGATGGGAGGCACGGAAATGTGCCCACAGTCTGGGATGGAAAATTCCCGCTCGTTTGCCAAGAGTAAATATCAGACAAAGAAGAAAAAGACAGAACTAACACGTCATAAGAAAGAATCTGAGAAATTTGTTCCGAACGGAAAGTCTTCGGCAGACAAAAATCCACGCAAAGTGGAAAAAATGGGACCACAGAGTGGTCCCAAACAAGGTTTGCTTATGCAAGATGCATCAATTATGAGTAGTTTTGGATTGGCAAACCACCCCGATATATTGAATAAGATGGAAAATGCATTAGCACTTTTCACAGCACTAAGTGATTGTGAAACAACAAAGTCAGCATGCTCGATTCTTTTTCTGTATGTCAAAACTCACACGAAGAGTAGTGTGAGTTCCGTTGTGTATCAGTATTTGGAAAAACTGATACACAGCGATCTTGCTCCTCAAACACAAGAGCACACACAACCAGGGTGGTTACAAGTCCTAAAAAATATCCAATTGAACTGGTCACTGATAGTGAACAATAAAGGATTTAAGAAAGTCTCGGCTTTGCTGAGTATGTGTGTGGCACTAGGTCTTTGCGAGACTATTAAATTCCCCCTTTCTATGGGTGGGTTTGAGAGTTTTTCAGAATCCGCGAAGGAGAAGCAAATTGGCGCGACCGATTTTATCGACGCCATTATGTCCACCATGATTCACTTTATAGAAGGAGGTTATATGTGCTTTAAAATGCGTAGCTTCAAACCTCTCCTGTACGGTGATATTGATAGTCAACGCTTCCGTCAATTGTACGAAACCTGTATGAGATGTAATGAATACTACCCAGCAGGAAATCTTCGTCATTTAGAAAATATGGACGACAATGACTACGCAAAATTGTTGGACGACTGCTTGGACAAAGGTAGACAAGTGATCGCAAATTGTACTAACACGTTTGAGAAAAATATTCTCGAACGCTATTGCGACAATGTTCGGAAATGGAAGGCGACCTATGCACAGATACGTGTGCAAGGTGGGCTGCGCGTTGCGCCATATGGAATTGGAATTTTTGGAGGAACAGCTGTAGGAAAATCTTCTATAGCTCAGATTTTGATGATAGCAACTCTTAAGGCAAACGGCTTTAATGCTGATGATGAGCGTCTATGCACTTTCAATGATGATGACAAATACAACTCGAATATGAGAACCGATATAAATGGAATCTTTTTAGATGATATGGCTAATACAAAGGCCGCATTCGTCGAGAAGGCTCCATCAAAAACTGTCATTCAAGTCATCAACAATTCCAAAGCCTATGCAAACAAGGCTGATATTGAGTCCAAAGGGAAAGTCAGTATTCAACCAAAGGTCTGTGTGATAACAAAGAACGTAAAAGACGGAGGAGCTACGGTATATTCCAATGAACCAGCTTCTATTACACGCCGGGAGAGAGTCACCATTACAGTGACGCCCCGTCCGGAATTCACCGAGAATGGAATGCTCAGTGAACGCTTGGTTGCGCAGAAAACAGTCACACCTACACCATTGATTCCTGATCTATGGCTCTGTCACGTTCAGCGATCTTATCCAGTGATAAATCAAACCACTGGAGGAACAGCCACAATTGGGTGGAAAGATATGTATCTTCCCCTAGATGAAGGAAATTTTTTGTTATTGAAAGATGTCAGTATATATGATGTGATACGCTTTATAACATTGGATTCCAAGGAGTATTTCGCACACCAGGAAAATTTGGTGGCGAATTCGAATAACTTGGCTGAGAAGATGCTGCTATGTAGCAAGTGCAATTTGCCACTCGCAGGAGTCTGTCAATGCAAGGTGGTAGATAAGCTGGATCAACAGGTGGGTCTGCATACTGGACTGTCATGTGCACGAACTATACACCGATGTTGGTCATATTGTGACCGAGCGCACCGATGGATGCGCGGCACTGCGAATCCGGAAAGGATGCAAGACAGGGTAGACCGAGGAGCAACACTTGATGCTCATTGGCTACTGCGTTGGACAAATTGGATACCAACGCAGATATTGCTGCGTAGGTCTGTATTGGATTTTGTCGCATTCATGGAAGATGAACGAGCTTCACAACTCAAACCGTGGTATACGATTTTACACATGCTTCTCTTTGCGTGCATAATTTTCGCAGTGTACGTACCATGGCAGATAGTACTTCTGTTCTTGATGATATTGCTCTTGATTTATCGCGATACAATGTATTTTGAGCGCGAAATGATAATAGAGTCTATTTTGGAGGATCGACGTCATTTGCCATATGTATTCACCCGAATCCGGGATTCGCAATTGCGATATATCCTGGGTTTGAGTGCCATGCTTGGTACGATATATGCTGCTATGATTACGAGCAGGAAGTTACGCCAGATGGCAAAAGGAATGATTTTTTCCGACAAATTTGAGCAACAAGGACGCCTTTCACCGCTCTCAGATGCGGATTTGGCAAATCGTGATGCTGAACAAAATGCCTGGTCAAAGATTCCTTTATCCACGTTGCCAATTGCTCATCGCGTGAAAACAACGACAATCAATCAGTTGGAGACAATCGTCTTCAATAATTTGTGCCATTTAACAGTGGCTCTTGATGATAATCGTTATTTCACTTCGGATGTGTTCTTTCCGTGTTCCAACTATGCCATAGTGCCTACCCATTTATTTGGAAAACACCGCACTTTGGCAGGTTTGTTCAAGCGCAATGAGTTTGATGGTAGTAGTTTCAACCATATAATTTCTCGCGAACACGCGGTAGATATACCAGATACGGATTTTTCTTTAATCTGGGTACCTGCTGGTGGTGAGTGGAAAGATGTTCGGAGTTACATACCGCGCGCAATGATGAAAAACGGGGCCGGTCGTTTGGTGTATAAGGATGAGAATGGAGATCCACTCATTTCAAGGTTATACCACACGGTCGGAACTCAACGAACCGTGAAAGAGTTTTATGGTTCCAAGTACGATCTAGAATTTAACACGTTCGAAGGTTTGTGCATGGCAGTGACACTTGCGGAAATTAAAGCTCCTGTCATTTCAGGTTTTCACCTGGGAGGCAAAAGTGGACATAAACGCGGTTGCTGTGGTTATTTGTCACTGGATCAACTCGAAATTGCAATGGAAGCGTTATCTCGAATACCAGGTGTGCTGTTGGCTAATAGCACGGGTACGATGCCAGAGGAGATATTGGGAGTACAGTACTTCCAAGGACGTCGAATCCACCCAAAGAGTGCACTGAATTTCTTATCAGAAGAAGCACAAGTAGTTGCATATGGAGAAGTAATTGGCCGAGCCAAGTATTACTCTGAAGTGGTTACTTCTGCTATATCTGAGAGTGTAACTCGCCATATGGGAGTGGAACAGCAGTGGGGGAAACCCCAGTTTGGTAAGAATTATCCCTGGCAAGCATCACTCGATGTAGCTACCCACCCCGCCTTGGGCGTAGAGGGGGCACATTTGACGTGGGCAGTCAGAGATTATTTGCACCAGTTCTGTTCGGTACTTGACAAATTTCCAAGTTTGAAGATGGATATAGTCCCTCTTACAGACGAGGAAGTGGTAAATGGGCGAATCGGAATTCGGTTTGTCGACAAGATGCCATCAACTACTTCCGTTGGTTTCCCCTTGGGAGGACCCAAAAGTCAATACCAGTTTGAAGTAGTAATTCCAGAAGATGCGAGACGCACGGAATGTGTTAATTTTAATCCTGAAATTTGGGACGAAGTATCACGAATGGAAGAATGCTATTTGAAGCACGAACGTTGCTATCCTATTTTCAAAGCTTGTCTGAAAGATGAGCCCACACCATTGGACAAGGAAAAGGTACGAGTGTTTCAAGGAGCCCCCATTGCGATGCAAATTTTGGTTAGGAAATATTTTCTGCCTATTGTACGATGCATGTCCATGCTACCAATAGCAGCTGAATGTGCGGTAGGGGTAAATGCCCATTCACAAGAGTGGGACGAATTGGCAAAACACATGCGGAAGTACGGGTCAGACCGTATTTTAGCAGGAGATTACAGTAAATACGATTTGCGCATGCCAGCGCAGATGGTGTTAGCTGCTTTTTCCGTGCTAATATCCATTGCGGACAAATATGGGTATACGTGTCGTGATATGATAGTAATGCGGGGGTTGGCCACGGACGTGGCTTATCCAACAATAGCATACAACGGTGATCTTATTGGGTTATTTGGAAGTAATCCATCAGGTCATAATTTGACTGTGTATATAAATTGCATTGTCAATTCATTGTTGATGCGTTGTGCTTATTACCATATCGAAGGACCTCTCGTGCCCTTCCGCCATTCGGTTGCCTTGATGACTTATGGTGATGATTGTAAAGGTTCTGTGCACGAGCGCTGTCGAAAATTCAACCACATGAGTGTTGCAGAATATTTGGATGCTCGTGGAATGGTATTTACCATGCCTGACAAAACAGCGACGCCAACACCATTCATGCGTGATGAAGATGCCGATTTTCTAAAGCGCAATTCGGTATACCACCCGAAACTCCAGTGTGAATTGGGTGCACTACAGGAGGACTCTATATATAAGAGTTTGCATGCCCATCTCCAATCGGCTTATTTGACAGAGAACGAGATTTGTATGGCCACTATAGAATCGGCTTTGGTGGAGTGGTTTGTACACGGGGAAGAAGTGTATGAACGGAGGAGGAAACAATTGTATGAGATAGCACGAGAGTGTGATATCATACACGGATGCCCTACAATAGGGTATTCGTATGGGACTCGAGCGGATATTTGGCTCGAAAAGTATGGTTCTGGGAGAACTGAAAACTCATCCCCCTGTGCTAAGTAAAAGAGCACATAAATACACATTTTATGTTTCATGTATGGTTACCAGTATTTTGTATAATTCCTGTATATATTTTATTAGGCTTCATGTTTCTGTGCTTCTGCCTAGCAGAGACCCCTATTTAGGGGAGTGATCGCACATCACACTTGTGGAAAACTTTGCGGGTGATAAGTCTATCCCAGCAATTTTAAAAATGACTTGCTTCTCAATGTAACTATATTATAAATTCGGAGAACACCGAAACAACAAATCAAAATACTCAATTTTCTGATGCCACACCCCAGTGGCGTCATGAAGTTGATAGTCGACCCGACTCTACCTTTGGATTGGTAGAATCAAATGTAGCATCATTACAAAATTTTATGTCACGACCCGTGATGATTGCTTCATATACTTGGTCAGTTGGTAATGACATCTTCCAGCAATTTGATCCTTGGACATTGTTTTTTGAAAATGCTCGCGTTCGATCGCGCATTTCAAATTTTCATAATCTAAGGGCAAAGTTGCACGTGAAGATAGTGATAAATGGAAATAGTTTCCATTTTGGGCGAGCATTGGCGTCCTATATACCATTGCCTGGAGTGGATAGCTTTACGCGAGATAGAGCTTTGGTAAGAGAAGATTTGGTGGAAGCGACACAGCGTCCCAAAATATTTTTGAACCCGACAACTTGCCAAGGGGGAGTTCTTGTTTTACCATTCTGTTGGCAGGACAATGCCTTGAGTATTCCCCTAGCGCAATGGCGCGAGATGGGTAAAATGTCAATTCGATCCATTTGGCCTTTGAAACATGCGAACGGTGGTACAGACGGATGTTCTATCACAGTATTTGCATGGGCGGAGGATGTTCATTTGAGTGTTCCCACTTCTGTTCTCGCCCCGCAATCAGGAGAATATACTGGTATCGTATCTAAACCAATGGCTGCTCTAGCTAAGGTGGCAGGTTTGTTGAGAAACGTACCTGCTATCGGTCCGTATGCTATGACTACTGAGACTGCCGCAAAGGCAATAGGTTCGGTAGCCTATGAGCATGGATATTCTCGCCCTGTGCAAGTAGCTTCAACATCTTTTATGGAACCATTGGTTGTGGACAATTGTGCCAATACATCTGGTCTGGATACATCACAGAAGTTGACTTTTGACCCGAAGCAAGAAGTTACTATAGACCCTAGAACCATGGGTCTCGGTGATGCAGATGAAATGAATATTCGATCTATTGCATCACGGGAATCTTGGTTGACCAATTTCCGGTGGAATATTGCGGATACAAACGGTACGATGTTGTGGAATACTGAAGTCTCGCCTACACTGTGGGCGAAGGCGGATTCAGAGATACACATGCCAGCATGTTGCTATACATCCATTCCATTTCGATCATGGAGAGGCACTATCAAATTTCGTTTTCAGATCATTTGCTCAGCATATCACAAGGGACGGCTGCGTATCTCTTATGACCCTCGCAGGCAAGATACGAGTGAATACAATACTAATTTCAATTACATTGTAGACATTGCTGATAAAAATGATTTCACTGTCGAAGTTGGTTGGGGACAAACCCGGCCAATGGTAGAGCACAGAGACCCCGGAAGGGATCCCTTACCATATGGAACGACACCATTGGCTTCACCAGCTTTTAGTGCTAATGGTGTATTGACTGTGTATGTTCTAAATGATTTGACTACACCTAACACGACTGTGGATAATGATATGGTCGTCGCAGTGTATGTGAGTGCAGGAGATGATTACGAACTGTTTAATCCTGCATCTGGTCAACTCGATGATTATGTGTTCACTAACCCCAACCCCACGCCAGCTCCAAGTGCAAACGCAAATGCAAATCTTGTATCACCTGCTAATATTGGAGCGGACAAGCAACTTCAACCGACCACAAGTAAAAAACCTCCTCCTGATGTTGAGACTTTAATACTATCTCAGGAAGAAATAACGCAATTGCTGGATGAAATGCAGCCACAGACAGGTCCTCCAGCGGATGATCTTATCTCCACCCCAGTGGAAGATATGCCTGAACACCAAGAATCTACCGTCTGTTTGGCAGATTGCACCCAGATGGATGCTATGGGTGCCGTGTTTTATGGTGATCCTATTGTATCACTGAGACAGATCTTGAAGCGGTATACCTTCAGCAATGCATACTGTGGTAATCAAGGCAACGGGTACCATAATTGGACGGTGCCCAATTACCCCACTTATCGTGGTCAGGATGATTATGGGTTGAACACTTCCACAGTGGGTAGATATAATTACACACATACGAGCGCATTAACGTGGTTTACGCCAGGATTTGTGTGTCGTAAGGGTTCTATCCGGTGGAAATTTATCCGCGAACAGATGACTGGTGGCAATCTTATGATTGTTAACAGATTTGCGCTGGCTTCATTGCCGGGTTATCAGTATTTTCCCATAAGTACCGCTACGAGTCCCATTTCAGCACGGTCACGCGAGGTATTTCACAACATATATAGTTGTTGGACAGGCGCAGCTTTTACAGCGTGTGATATGAAACCGTCACTGTCCGTCACGTTTCCGCACCAGACGGCCACGCGTTTTTGTTTTGGTAAGGCGAAATCTACAAATGATAATACTAGGTTAGATTTGACCCAAAATCAATTTCACAACATTATGGTGAGAGGATCTGGTGCAGGAACCGCAACTCCACCGTGTGTTTATGGACTCGTTGCGGCTGGTGATGATTACACGTTGTCATTTTATACGGGCCCACCGGTGGTGTGGTTTCAGGAGAGACGCGTGGATCCAGCTGGAGTATAGCTTATGTGTAGCTTTAAAACACATGACAGGTG